CAATTGCCGACTCAACTAATCCACTATTATTAACATAATCAACACCAGGTGTTACAAGAACATTGATGTTTGTTACTTCAGGATTAGCAAAAGTTCTAATACCTAACAAGTATGCGTAATAATCGGTGTTTGCATAATCAATTGTACCGTCTTCAATAGTGATAATTTTAAATGAACCCCATCCTGTTGATGTCGGATATGGTGCTTGTGGACAAAAACCAGCTCTAAATTTAGTTTGTCCGAGAGCGTAAGAATCATCATTTGTTCTTCTTTCATCGTAGATATCCCATCCATCAAAACCACCCTGTACTAAGAAACTAAACTTTCTTGAGTATAAAAAGTAATATGGATTAGTTGAATCCACTGGTTCAGAACTAAATGAACCGTCACCAACTTCAAATTGTGTAACACCACTTATTGTTACCACAGTTGCCCCACTATCCATGTGGAAACCTTTTGTTGTGTTTGGCCAATTGTTGTAAGTACCCTCTTCACACAAATCACCAATCGGTCTTTGCTTTCCTTTATAGTCGAAGAAATCTGCGTCAACACCTACTGAAGATGAAATACCTAAATAAGTTCTTCTTTTATTATCACCAGGACTAGTTATCGCATTATCACTACCTGCAGAATTACCAAATGGAGGATTGGCAATTACTTCACCAGGGATTGCGTAGTGTGTTTTATAAATTGGGAAAGGAGATGTACCGTTAGTATAACTTCTTGTTATAAAACCTTCAAATCCACAAGGAAGAGCATCTAACGGAGCTTCTTCATTCATTTCTAACATAATATATTTAGAAAGAATTGCGTATTCACCATCAATAGAACCAACTTTTTTAGCGACATAACTATTATTTGTAGCATCTAATGTACAGTTAGTAAATTTCTCAAGTACTGTTGGGTTAGCATCAGTATCATAGAAATCTCTAACTATCAAATCAAATGTTCCATTGTTAAATGAGATATTTGCAATAGAAACTTTAACTTCTCTGTTTGCAGCGTTTCCATCAGGAATTGTATAAACACGGAATAATTTATAAACTAAATTACCTCTAAGTTCAGAGACAACCCAAGGAGACGATGGTGTTTGGTATCTTTCTAAATAGAAACCAGTTGTGTCTGTGTTTGTTGAAGTTCTCGCGTCACCTAACTTAATGAAGTTATTAGCGTTTAATCCACGAATGAAACCTTGACTATATCCATAGTCCAACATTGTTGAATATCTTTCTTCTACAAATAAAGGAACTTCAGTTCTGTCTTTAGCGAAATTTGAAACACCGAACACACTACTAATATAATTAGATTGTGATGTTGTAAATGAAGTTTCAAAACTGAACGTATCATTATCGTAAGTAATACCTGAAATCAAGAAGGTTGCATAAGGATTTTGACTTATTCCTGAGTAACTACCAGTACCAATCATTGTTACATTTGAAGCTCCTGTTACTTGATATTGTGGACCATGTAAAGTTGTTGAGTATTGAGTAATACCTCTTGAACGTAAAGTTGCTACAACAAGGTTATTGTATCCTGAATAACTCGTACCTGAAAATCCGTAATAGAAACCTGATACACTACCGCTATAGGTACCTGATGTTCCCGATAATGAAGAAACTCGTGTAAAATAAGAATTACCAACATATGCGTTACCATTAGTTGGTGGAACGAAATTTGCGTAGAACCAAGCGTCATTTGTTCCTGAACAATAGTTAATTGTTGATGCGGTTATACTGTTAACATCAAATACATTTGTTGAGGCGGTTAAACCCGAGGCAATATTAGCAGTTACCTGAGTACCTGAAACTGGACCAAAATAATATGCCGAAGTTCCTGATGTACTATTAGTAACTAAAATATTATATAATTGAGTTTGTAAATCACCTAAAATTGTAGATGTTCCACCATCAAATTGTGTATAAGGATTAGTATAATATGTGTTTCCACTTATTTGACTTGGAACCGCTGAGGTAAATCTCACAGATGATGTAGACGCAGTTGAACCTGTGAAATTAATAGAGAAAGATGTCCCTCCTGTAATTCCAACGGTACTGCAATTAACATTTGCTACTGTAGTTATTGACCAAGACGGTCCCGCATCATAACCTGATAGACCTAAAATTCTTGTTACATACAATTGATTAGATTGTTGTAAATATGATTTAGCAATATATGCCGCTTCATATTTTGGGATTTGTGTGTTCACAAATTTCTCAGGTAACGTACCTCCAAAAAAAGTTTGGAATTCATCATAATTAGTGATGAAGATAGGTTCAAATGCGGGACCCTTAAGAGTTTCTCCCACAATACCTAAAGTAGTTACACCAACACTTTGTGAAACAAAAGATAAATCTCTCTCTGAGGTATAAACACCTGGAGAAACGAATACTTTGTTTGCTGTTGCCATTTTTTAATTTAATTGTTTAAAATTTATTTATTGATAAATATTCTGTAAAACTTGAAAAACTATTGGTCTAAACAACTATTTATTGATTAGTAAGAATAAAATCTTACTTTTTTCTACCTTGAAAATAAAGAACCTTAAGATATCTGAAGAATCACATCTGTTATTAAAAAAACATTGTTTAAAGCATGGATTGAAAATTCATAAGTTTATTGAAAAACTTATTGAATTAAACTGTACTGAAAAAAGGGATATCTACGGAGAAAATTAAATTAATATCAACTCGAGTTGGAAATTCGATGGTTGAGCATTATTTGATTTAATAATCTCAATCGTTAATACATCATTAGTGTTAATCTGTATTTCTCCTGTAATAAGTTGTTGTATATCTGTCCCATAAAAAAGTCCATTAATATACATCGAATACGACGCAATATTTTCAGCATCAATTAGTTTAATATTTGAAGTATACTCAAATGTTTGGGTATATGCCGTAGTCCCAATAGGGTAATAAATAGTTAAAGGTATTCTATCAGGATTTGGAGGATATTTGTTAACTCTTCGTCTTGTTTTCCTTGGGTTAACCTCCATTAATACTAATGAACGGCTAACCGCAGGTTTAACTTGAAACTGTTCTTCATCAAGTAAAAACCCTTGTAAAGTAAAACTATATGATTGTATATAATATCTTCTTTTTTCAACGTCCATAATTGACTCATCAGATACATCATCAAGTTGTATTGGAATATAATGCCCTTTAATTTGTCTATAAGCCTGTCTTGAAGCAAATTTGTCAATTACAATTTGGTTAAACTTATTAAGTTCCCTCATTCTATTGCAAATAATTTTAACAGAATATTTTATATCAACAGGGTTAGGTTGTGGTATAGTATAAATGTCCATACCTTTTCTCTGTCCATCCCAAGTTGGTACAGCTGCGTAATGATATTGTCTTCTATTTGGTATGTTATATGACAATGAAGGTAATGTGCCATATTTTACTTCAGGTATTCTAATTGTGGTGATAAATGGTGGTTGAGCATTTTTATCAATATTATTAAAATCCCATGTTTGGGTGAACTGAGTCCAGTTTTGTGTTGTCATTAAAATATCCACAACTTTAACTAAGTTTCCACTAACAACTGTTTTTAAATCGTGTTTTACAAAATCCATAAACCCACGGTCAAAATCTTCATGTAATAATGATTTAGGCAGGTAAGTCCCATCCTTGTTAATGTCTTCAAGAAGTTGTTCTCTTCTCTCATAACCAACAGGAGGGTATGTTAATGGTAAAGTTTTTTTTATTTTTGGTAACATTATAATCCTCTAAATTCGTTTTCCATTACAGGAGATGCGTTTATTGTTCTGTAAAATGGTTTATATCCACCATATGTGTGTTTGTTATCCGACACTACTCGTCCGTCATTATTAACAACGTAGTATCTTACTTGAGTTTCAGTTTCGTAATACCCAATATAATCACCATATTCAATATCAATATCTAATTCATCTAAATGTTTTTGGTAAACAGAAATTCTAGCGTTACCTGGTTCCATTTGATTAATCTTACTTGTCCCAAGAAATTTATTTTCAGGTGCAACAATTTGTAAATAAGCTTTAAACTCAACAGGAGGTAAAAATTTGATTCCATCTACTTGAGCTTCACCGTAGACATCATCAACATTTGTTTTCTTTTTATCCACTTTATACAATATAAGAGTGAAGTTCATATCACCTTCTAACCATTCTCTCCCCATACTAATATCTAAATTATAATCTTCCCCTCCGAAAAATTTACCTAATCTTGTTATTGGAACTATTCTGTTTGACATATTGATAAATATTTCTTTTTTGATTATTATTATAGTTGTATAGTTAATTAAAATAATTTGACAACTTCTACAGGACATTTAAGTATTGAACAACAAGCAATATCCATTCTTGAAAATTATCAGGGGTCAAATAACTATATCCTTAAATTAAAAAAACAGATTGAGTCAAATAAGAAGTATCTCCCAACAAGAGCTCAATGTGATTACGTCATTGACTACAATTTAGTAGTTCCAAAAGTTGCTAAGAAATGGGTCGAGATTGACTCTTACTTTTCTCAAAAACTTGTTGAGGACAATCCATTTATTAAGGAACCTGATAAAATCTACGTTGAGAAGATTTTAATTGAAAAAGATAAGTCATATCACATTTGGGGTAAGATTTTTAGTGGTGAAACTATCCACGATTTTTGGATACCAAAAGCTGCGGTAATTAAACAATATACCGAAAACTTGGTTGATGTTGATTACACAAAATATGGAAATCGCCCACCACTTGCACACCAAAAAGAAGCAATAGAAAAATTATTAAAGAACGATAAGTTTATTTTGGCTGATGACATGGGACTTGGTAAGACCACTTCTGCGGTGATTGCTTCATTAGAAAGTGGTGCAAATAAAGTTTTAATCATATGTCCGGCGTCTCTTAAAATAAATTGGGAAAGAGAAATTAAAAACTATACCGACAAATCGGTTTATATCTGTGAAAGTAAGAAGTTTGAATTGGCAGATTACGTAGTTGTTAATTATGATATTCTTAAAAACTTCCACGACCCAAAAGATAAAGAAAACTCAATAATTCTTAATTCAAAATTTGATTTGGTTATTATTGATGAAGCCCATTATGTTTCAAACGCTCAGGCTCAAAGAACAAAAATTATAATGGATGTAACCAAAAACATTAAAAAACTTTGGTTATTGACGGGAACACCAATGACTTCTCGTCCCATGAATTATTATAATATCTTAAAACTTATTGATAGTCCTGTGAGTCAAAATTGGCAAGCATACGCAATTAGATATTGTGGGGGATATCAGTTTAGAGTTGGTGGTAAAAAGATTTGGAATGTGACGGGAGCATCTAATTTAGAAGAATTAAGAGAAAGAACTTCACGTCAAATTTTAAGAAGATTAAAGACAGAAGTTTTAGATTTACCTGAAAAAATCATCACTCCCGTTTATCTTCGTTTGAAATCAAGATTGTATGAAGGATTGATGGGTGAGTATTATGATTGGTATAACAATAGACAAGATGAGTCAAAATCTCTCTCCGTTCAATTTTCAAAACTTATGAAAGTAAGACAGGTTATTGCTGAAGAAAAAATATCTATAACAATTGAACTTGCTGAAAACATTATTGA